TGCCAGAATGACTGCCGCTACGACCCCTATAACCAGTTTCACCTGTCGAGCTTGTGGCAAGCATAAGAGCAGGCACTCTGCCAGTGAACGAGCTGCCTGTTCTGCTGCCGTTAAAGCCCTGACACTGAACTACCCATCTGAGAAGCCTAAACCTACAATTCTTCTCCCAGATGATTACTTTAACTGCCTAGAAAGGAAAGTACGATGAACCTGAAACCTGAAACCGGAGACCAAGAAATGAAAACAACCTCTGAATCTATAGACCTGACTGGAATCACCGAGTCCTTTCTCTGCAAAAATATCTCGAACTTTAAGTTTAGTACCCTGAGCAGGGAAAAAATCGAAGCCATCCATCGGCTCATCTGTGCAGACACAACCGAGATTTGTCCACTTTGCCTGAATACAGACCTTCTTAAGCTTGAGACGCAGAATATGAAAGTCTGCCCAGACTGTGACACGAGGATTGACTGGAAGCCTGCACCAAGACCCAGACAGAGACCGCTGCTGTGAACCAGTCTGTTGACTCTGCACTGACAGTTGCAATCTCTGCCACACTCGGTGCAGCAACCTTGATTTTCCTCTTGACCTTTATCTTTGGAGAAACCTATGAACCCAGCAAACAGAACCAGACGCAGAAACAGACGCAGACTGAGAGAGGAATCTGCTTCTTCATCCGGTCTTAAGACCATAGCCTCGATGATTCTCGCAGGGCTTGGATTCGCTCTCGTGTCTCAAGGCATAGATGGAATCTCGTCCAGTCGTCCTGAGTTTCTCGAGGAATATCGAGGGAGTTCCTCGTTTGAACCTGTATCTCACGAACCAATCTTTCGGAGGAAACCATAATGGGTATGAAAAACAACAGAACTATCTGCTCAAAACATGATGAAATCAAAACTCTGTCAGATGGAATCTCTTCGACTCTCGAAGCAGTCATCCGGAGTCTCAAAGGTCAGATTGATGATGGGATTATTGACCGTCTGGGGGAACTCAAGCTCTGCGCTGATGACATCTATACTCTCGCAGAAGATGCAAAGGAAGACGGTCAGGATATGGAGAGCGGTCTGAGTGATAAGAAAACCCAGATTGAGAAACTCGAGGATAGGGTAGACGAACTGGAGGAATTTGTAGCTGAACTTGAGGACGAGGTGAAGGAACTGAAACAGGACTAAATGACTGCCCCCAACGGACAACCCTCGGTCACGGATGACCACCAGAAACCCCAAGTTTAACCCAAAATGACCTACTTTCCAACCCTCCTCGCTAACTCATTGATTCCATTCGCTTTTATTTTTCGCTATACAAAGAATTCAAAAAACCGACCTCCAACTAGGTTAACTTCCTTTCATATAGAACAGCTATATATAAATGAAAGTTAACCTAGTTCCATGGGTGTTTTTGAAAATCTTTGCATAGCGAGGACAATGACGAGGCGGTTCTTTGCATAGCGGTTAACCTACTGATTCAATTCTTTGCATAGCTTAGAGCAAACTAAACAAAGAATTGCGGCGCAACCACCCACGACAGAACCATGTCTGCATCTGGAGCAACCGACAAAGCGAGCCAAAACATCTGGCAACCAGAGCAGTCACGGAGTGCAGAAGAAGCATGAAAGGCAGAGCGTCTCGGGTCAGAATGGTTGCGAAACCACAGAGTGTCTCGAACACAAAGTGGTTGCGAAGCGCGTAGATTAAGGCGCAACCATTCTGGATTAAGGCGCAACCATTCTGAGGAACCATTCTGAGGAACCGTGACCTGAGAGGCGACCGTCTGCATCTGCATCTGAGGAACAAGCGTTAAAGATTCTTTGTATAGCTTACGCAAAGCTAAACACAAAGTCACGGGAAACCACCCTCAGGAACCTTCAGATTCTCTGGCGACCGAGCATTGTTACAGAACCCAGAATGGCGCAAGCCCCAGAATGAACAGGCGCAACCATTTCCAGTCCCTCATAGAGCCAGAGGCAGAACCATTCTGGCGACCGAGCATCGTTATAAAGCGGAGCCCAGAGGCAAAGCGGGAGCCACACGAAGTGAGCCGGAGACTCAGACGCAGAACCATCGGGAGCCATGAGCCAAATGGTTGCGACCCTCAGGAATCAAGAAGTGTGCCAACGAAGTATGAGCCGCAAAACGGGAGCGGGAACCGAAGGGAACAGGGAGCGGGAACCACGAAGAGTGGGAACCACGAAGAGTGGCGGTTGTGGCTCAAGGTGGCTCAGAATGGCTCAGGACGGCTCAAGGTGACACGAAACCACCAGAGGCATAGTGGGAGTGGGAACCGCGAAACCCTGAGCCAAAAGGAATGGGGGAACCACCAGACGGGAACCACACGAAGTGAGCCACACGAAGTGAGCCACCAGAGGCGAAGCGGGAACCGACTAGGAGGGGAACCACGAAGCCCTGAGGCAATGGGAACCGTGAAGCCTGAAGACAGCATGAAATGTCTGGACAACGTGAGCCATGAAGTGAGCAAAATGCAAAGCAAATGCCCCAAGGTGGCACGAAAACGGGAACCCCGCCATACCGTATCAGGAAAATCATTTCAAGCCGCTATGGGCATTGTGAGTCATTCTGTCGTGGCTGGGAATACCTTATATATAGCACCCAAAAGGAACCCGATAGCGGACTAAACAAAGATTTGCAAAGCATAAATGGTTCCCAAAGTTTTCCTCACTGCGGGCGTTGACAAACCCGTCCAGTCGTGTATAATTCTTAACCAATGGAGGGGAACCACGAAGCGAAGCCCAGAAAGGAACCACAAAGAGCTTGACAATTCTGCATGATGCGAGTACATTATCAGCCAGTGCAAAGCAGCGGGAACCGCGAAGCAGCGGGAACCGCGAAGCCCAGAAAGAAAGATAAAATAGCCGTTGACAAGTCCCATGAAGTATGAAACAATGAAGTCCAGATTCAAAGAGTGAAACGCATGAGGTACGGTAGCAGCCGTGTGAAACAGTGATAACAGGCAAGTGGCACGGAGCCATGACTGAGCAAACCAAGTGTACAGAACCAGCCCAAGGGCAGGGTGTTAAAACCAACGGGGAGCCAGTAGCTGTGAGGAACATTACAACAGGTGTTGCGACATCTGTAGAAAACCACCCAGAGAGCGAAAGCACAGAGAGCGAAAGCACAGAGTACTTTACAAACCTGAACGAAGCGAGTAAGATAGCAGTCAGAAAGCGAAGCGAAACCCATGAAGTGAAGAAAGAAAAGCTTTACAAACCCTAGAAAGTGTGAAATAATATAACCCAGATGGCAAAAGCCACGAAGTGAAAGACCAAGGGCATAAGCCCACCTTAACCCAACGGCACAGAGTGCCACATAATGAGAACGCAGCCATGAAAAATTTAACTAACAAATCTGTAGACAGCACAGCAGTAATCGTAGCAGCAGCAGATGCAGCAGATGTAGACCAAGCAACTAACTCAGTTAACCCAACCGTAGAGACAGCAGCCATGAAAACACAAGATAACAGCAACAACGCAGTAGCAACCGCAGCCCACTCTGTGTGGGATTTAAAACCAATCATCAGCACCATGCGCGGCATGACAAGCACCACCCTGACTGATTACCTAACCGCCCACGAAGGCTACCTTAATGATAGCATTGCCAGCGGAGCCGTTGCCCCCTTAGTTGCCAGAATGCTCCAAAAAGGGTTTGCCCGCGTCCTGACTGAATCCTGCACCCTGTACAACAGCTTGACAACCGATGCCGCGAAGCTAGACCACCTTGCAACCCTGTGGACTTACCTTGACCATGATTGCTTAACAAAATCCGCCTACACCGCTGCAACACGCCCAGCACCGGAACCTAAGGCTGCGAAAGCACCACGCGCAGCACAAGGTAGCATGACCGCCCTCAGTGAAACCATCACAGCAATGAGTCTGAGCGTTGATGTCCCAGTCGATAGCCGCGCAGCATACGCTAAGATTGCCGCAGCCCTTGCGTTACCAACAGGCAAAACCATGTATGCTACCCTGATGACTATGCCAAAGGCGGCAGCAATCATAGCCGAGGCAGAAACCATCATGCAGGCAGCAGCAGCAGCACGGGCTGAGGCTAAAGCACAAGCCGAGGCAGCAGCAGCCGAGGCAATGGCGAATGAATTAGCAGATATGTTTGGCTAAGGGAACCTACGAAGTGGCAGGGAAGCCCACGAAACCCACGAAGTGCGAAGTGCGAAGCCCACGAAGTAGCCAGACCAGCCAGAAGAGAGTCCCTGCATTGTAATGGTGTGGGGCTTTTCTGTGTGTGGTGATGGGAAAAAGGTACTCCCTAGACGTTAGCCGCCTGCGTGTGGAGAATAGGCTTTTCCAGACAAGCTCTCCAACCTACAAAACAAACTAAATACTAAACCAGAGGCGAAAGCCAAGACCGGAGGAACAGATGAACAGACGAAGTGATGAAGCAAGTGATGAAGCGAAAGTTTGTATAGCTAAGAGCGAGCTAAACGAAGAATGCAGCGCAGAGGCACGAAGTGAGCCAAGGGTCGTGCCGAGTCCAGAGTGGCTGGCAAGGCATGGAGTGAGGATGGAGACGGTGAAGGTGAAGCGAAGCGGGGACAAAGTGGCAAAGCCTGAAAGGGGTCTGAAAGGAGGGGACTCGTCCGTGAGTCTCAAGAGCCAAGGGCTGGGAGGGAAGATACAGAGCATCGGAGGGGGAGCCGTAAGGCTGGGGGAGGGATGGGAGTGGTGAGCGAAGGGCTGGGGGGCTAGGGGGCTAGGGGAGGGTCTGGAACTGTAACCTGTTCTGCTCATTTATCCCTATCTTCACCAGACCAGAAACCCCAGATGTCAAGATTCTCTCGGTTTCAAACCGCTCTCTCTGCATCCTGTAACACAAGGCAGAGTTTTTGATATAAGCGAAGATAATATCTGAAAGAGAAGCTAGGTTTCTCCTTTTATCATCCATAGTTAATCTGGGGGAGGTTACAGCTTCTCCATAATCTGTAACAGCATATTGTCCGATAGAGGTATTAAACCAGTACATCTTGCTTCTGCCATTCTGGACAAAGACAAGGAGAGGGTTCATGTTCTGGTCAAAAGTAAAGGAGAATTCAGTAACCCCAGAGGCAGAATACAAAGGAAAAGCAGGGACGCTCAAGTTCTCTGGGACATCAAGAGTGATGAAATCCGAGGTAATCTGTCCTCGCCAGACCTGAACATCCAGTCCCTGAGAAGGGTCTTGAATCCCAGTTCCTCCAGTCTCGTAATCAAGTAAGAGATTCCCTGTAAGTCCTCGTCCTCCGACAAAGATAGAAGGGACAGGTGTAGTAGATAACCTTTGTTCAGGTATCATTATGGAATCCTCGCCCAAGAAACAGCCCAAGAGATTGTCAAGATTTTCGTATCATCTTTAGGGATTTTAGGGTCGAACTTTACCTGAAAGCTCCCAAAGCCTGCATGAATAAGCATAGAGCCGATACCCCCTGCAATGTTCCCCTTTGTTAATGCGAAGTTTGTCTCCCCTTGTCTTGTGTAGGTTCCCGCAGTGTAGGTTCCTACAAACGCATGAGCAATATCTCCATCAACTCCATTTGATTCAGATAACCCACCCGTGACAGCTCCTAGAGTCTGTGTTCCATAAACTGCCCCGGTCTGACTCTGGAAAATCCTCGCGAACCACTGAGAGTCTGTTGTGACATAGGCGGCTCTGGATGTTACAGAATACCCTGAGATGGTTGCAGTAACGTCAGTGTCAGGAGCGTAGACACGCAGAGTGTACAGTACATCTAGGACTTCATCAGCTAGGATAGTGATAGATGTAGGGCTTCCTCCAGAGTCGAGAATCCTTGCATGACTGAACAAGGTGTTAGCTCCTGAACTCCAGCCGACCCCAACCTCACTCAGGTTTCCTGTTGCAACCCCTGCTTCGAATCGTTTGTTCAGGGTAATCTGGGCATAATAAGGTGCAGTGGAAGCAACAGTCTGAGCATTGTCGAGTGTAGGAGCAGGGGTGTTACTAGCAGCCAGAAAAGTCGTTAAAGATGAGTCCGTGAAAGCTGGTGCAGTGGTTCCAGTCCCCACCTGAGCATGGGTGATGATGTCTGCATTGGAGGTACTTACATCTCCAATTCTGTCCAGACCTCCATTTGTGATAAGGTTTGGGAAGTCTGCAACAACTCGACTGGTTCCGTCAGGTTTAGTGACAACCAGTGTGTATCTACCCTCGAGTAGAAAACGAAAAACCTTAGCGAAGGCAGTTGGTTTAAAAAGCTCTTTAAGTTTCATAGTAGGGTTATCCCTGTAATGGTGAAAGATTGACTTAGTTTCTCTGGGGTGTAGTAGACATAAAAGATTCTAGTAATCCGGAGAGTAATCTGGGACAAAGAGAAAGTCGTTGAAACCTTCTCTGGCAGCCCGTTAATGTAAGAACGTAGGATAGTCCTCAGTGTGATGCCTGAGACAGAGAAGAAAGCTGCAAGTTTTTCTGGCACGGCATTAGTGTAACCTCGTAGGACGGTGGTAAGGGTGATTCCAGTGAGGGTAAAAAAGGCAGCGAGACTCTCTACCTGTGTGCTGTATCTTTTCAGAATGACCTGTAGGTTAATAGCTGAGACAGAGAACCAAGCTCCAAGTTTTTCCAGAATAGTCACAGGGTAGGGCGGAGAGGTGTAGAGAACTGAGTTAATAACAACCTGAGTAGACTTGATAAACCCTAGGGCTATACTTAGTCTGATTCTGTTCCTGTAGTTAAAGGTAACCTCATCCGCTGTCAGGTAGACTAGAGGAGGGATTGGAGGAACACTGGCAGGGGCTGCGATTCGACTCAGGAGTTCATAAGGGAAGATAATGGCTTTAGCTTTTCCCCAGAATGCAGAGACCCGTCTTCTCATGTCGCGGATTCCAGACCGACCTACAGTTGTAAAACTTGCACTCCATTGTTCTCTGAGGAGACCCTCGGTAGGGATTTCTTCAGACACCCCAACAACCGAAGCGAGAATCTCTGTATCCTGCTTAAAGAAGGTACTAAACGAGGAAGAGACCAGAGCCTTGGGAGAGAAGATGTCTCCACCCTCGAGAGCAGGAAGTTCAGGGAACCAGATGGAGTCTACTCTGAAAGAGAAAGCTGCACGTTTTCTACCGCCTGCTTCCTTGGTGAGAGAAATTTCTTCCTTTATCTTCCCTGTCAGGAGTGGAACAACGTAGAAAAAATCCAGATTTCTCGAGATAGGGGCGGTAAAAGTGAGAATTCCCGCAGAAAAGCTCTGAACCTCTGCGATAAGGTAACTCGTAGAGGATTCCCAGAGGATAACATCATCACCGGACTGCAAGGCATAGGTCAGGTCAGAGGGGTCTGGCAAAGTCAAGGTTGTGACTCCAGAAGCCAGATGCAGAACGAACACATGAGTCGCCCATCGAGGAACCTGAACATCAAGTCCGCGATTTCTCTGGGAGAACTCCGCAATGAGTTTAAGTTCTGCATCTGTAGGGATTGCAAAGTTATACCCAATCTCTAGTCTAGGGCTATCTCGAAGAGGGATTCTCTCCTCCCCCTCCCAGCAAGGGGTGTGTGCAGTAAGCCAACCCAAGGTCTCGCGAATATCTGCCAGAGGTTGAAAAGGGAAAACTTCTATCATAGGGGTCTCCAGAATGGATAAGGGGGACAACAGAGAGGTTAACCTAGAGGCGGATGGTTTGTCAACCCCTAGGTTTGCGAAGCTACACTAGGCTCTCTCTGTTTCTTTTCATGTGGTTAACGATAATCTCCTCGCCTTCTGCGGATTGCAGTTGATTGGTCAAGTCCTGAGAAGAGTAGTCGATGTTTACAACCTTGAACCTTGGTTTTACCACTGTAGGCGAAACAGTTGAATCTGTCTTTCCAGTTTTCTGTCCGTCTCTTTGCATTTGTGCAGACAGGTCTCGATTTAGTTTCATAAACGCCTCGTTCTGCTTAGGGGCTAGGACTCGTTCACCCTTGGAGAGTTTATACGTTGCATCCTGCGGGACGTACTCCAGACCACCATGTGCCTGAGGCATCGGTTCAGATATGATTTTCGCTACCTGAATCGCACCTGTTGCAGCCGCCATTGCAGCCAAGGCTATCCCAACATACGGCGTAGGGTTAGCAAGTTGAGCTACAACCGCAGCGGCTGTGTTCATAATGGTCTGAGCAACCATGAAAGCTTTGTAGGCAACAAAGGCAATTTTCGCTTGTTTACTCTGTGCGCCATACATTTTAATCATGTGACCTGTAATGCCTTGGAAAGTATCTGCACCTACAGCGGCAATCCCTGCGTAGTAGTTTGTCTGGTTCAGAAAGTTCGCATCGGCATATTTGGCTTCCAGAGCATTACGTTGTTGGAGAAAGGTCTCTAGGGACTGGAGTTCTCCGTCTCTGTCGTTTTGTCCTACAGGTGTCAGGGAGTTAAGCTCATCTACACGCCCAGCATCTAGTTTGTCTCTCCTCTCGTTGTACCCCCTTGTGTCTGTAGAGTCTTTCGCAGAACTCACCTGATTGATGTAGTCTCCAGCCGCACTAGGTTGGTCAAGACTCATTGCCGTTTCTTTACGAAGCTCTGCAATCTGGGCTTGGATTTTCGCTACAGCCAGACGTTTGTCCTCTTCCTTTGTAATCTCCTCTGTGAGCTTTAGCTCCGCCTCAAGGTTCGGAATCTGAGACTCTTTGATTTTCACAAGTTCTGTTTGGTAAGCCCGTTCAGTCAAGAGCCCAGTGGTTTTCTTAAGCATCAAGTCCTTTTCTGCCAGAGCTGCGAACTCGGAGTCCTGAGCTACCTTACGTTCTGCCTCTGCAAGTGTCGCCTGAACACGAAGTTGGGTAGTCTTGACCTTGAGAATCTCTATCCCTGCGAAGTTCCCATTTTTCTCCAGTTCTGCTTTTTTCTTGTCAAATTCATAGGTTATTTTGGCAAGGTCAGCAGCTAGCTGGTTTTGTTTGAACGAGTCTGTCTCCATCTGGAGTTCCTCGTTAGCGAGAGTGTTCTTGACAGCTTGTTCTGCGGCTTTCTCTTTCTCCAGACGCAGAGCCTTCTCCCGCTGTGCAGCTATGGCTTCGGCTTGCAGAGCCTGTTTCTGAGAAAGAATATCTTGCTCTTCCATCTGGGCTTTGATACTCGACCGCTGCCCCTCGTATTTGTCCAGTTCACCGGCAGCCTTTGGTGCGCCTAGACGGATACCCTCACGGACGTAGTTACGGGTTTCCGCAGGCAGTCCAGAGACCCAGTTATCACCTCGACTGCGAGAGAGTTTCTCAATCGTTCCACGCCCTGCGTTGTAGGCAGCCAGAGCCTTGCTTGCGTCTCCTCCGAAGTGCTCAAAGTTCTTACGCAGTTCGTTAACCCCGAAGTCTGCGATTTTATCAGAATACTTTGTAGCGAACTGCCGCAGATAGGCGTACATTTCAGGACTCATTCTGCGAGTGCGTCTACCTACCTGCTCATAGCTTATGGCTCGTTGGAGTTCTGCCTCTGGAATTCCTTGAACCCTGTCTCCATAATTCCCGTGCGCTAGGGTACTCGGCATGACCTGATGCTTACCCACTGCACCTACAGGACTGACAGCATCAATCCTTCCTCGACTCTCCATCGTCCGCATTATGGTTACAAGTTTGTCAAATGCAGTGATGGATTTACTTGCACCTTCTAGGGTCTTCCGCTCCCCTTCCTCTGTCAGACCAGACTTCTCCCTTATCAGTGCATTAATCTGCTCACGATACTTTTTCTCAACAGCCAGAGTATCATGTTCAAGTTTCGCTGAATCTACAATTTTCCCTGTACGGTCTTCTTGAATCTTAGCCTTGGTGTTTAGGGAGTCAATTTCAAGTTGCTTCTTTTTCTGCAAGGTAGAGATTCTGTCATCAACTTCCTTGGAGAGTTTAGCGTTGCGGCGAGAGCTTATGTCATACGCAGTTTCCTGAAGAGTTGACTCATCGGTTACATTCCCTAGGTTCGCCTGCTTCTTGAGTTCAGCAGTGACTTCTCTGCGTTTCAGAAACATCTTATCAACCAGAGCAGATTGGACTTCCTGCGCACGCTTGAGTTCATCTGGAGCTATCAGTTTACCAAACAAGGTTGCAGAAAACTTTTCTATGTTTTTCTTCCCAGCCTCGATTGCAAAATTCAGCTCTTTGACTCTAGGGTCTTGGTCAACCTTGTAGTTAAACTCCTCGGCAGCAGTTTTAGGTCTTTCCTCTGGAGCAAAAGCAAGCTTCTCTAGGGCTGCACGTTTTTCTCCAATGGCATCAAACCTAGCAGCTAAAGTAGCAAGACTGGCTGATAAAGCCGTTATTATCCCTATAGGGCTTGCCATAATTGCAGTATTCAGTCGAAGCCAAACAGTTGTCCAGAATCCGAACATACCTACGACCTGAGAGATAGCGATTTTGTAAATGCCGAAAACTGATAGACCACCTGCCATAAATGCAAAGAAGTTCCTGACTGTGTGACCTACGGTGTTAAAGCTAGTCTCCAGAGCCAGAGTATCATCAGACATCGCACTGAGACTTTCAATCGAAGTCGAGGTGAACCCTAGGACAGACATCATCGAGGAAGCAGAAGCCTTGTAGATGTTCTCTGTCAGGTGTGTCCACGAGGTGTCTAGACGACCGATTGCAGCATTCAGACCTGTACTTGCATGTTTAAAGGCTTCTCCCCCGAACATGAGAGCCATTTCATTAGCCAGAGCCTCGATGTTCCCATGTGCAGCCACAGACCCGGTTTTCATATCATGGAGCAGCCTCTGAGTTGCTTGCTGAACAGTCTCTCCAGATTTACCAGCTTCTTCGCCTAGTCTCCTATACGCTTTAGCCATAAGAGTTACAGAACCAGGAACTCTCTGAGCAAGCTGTTTCACAAGTTCCTCAGATTGGAGTTTACCCTTGTTAAATGTCTGCCCTAGAGCTAAGAAAATCCCGTTCACGTCATTTGTACTCAGATGCAGAGTTGTTGCCATCGTGTTGACATTCGCAAAGATTCCCTCGACTGTTTTCATGTCCTCGCCAGAGGAAATCGCAGATGCAGCGAATAACCTGAACGAACTACGCAGACCATCCAGAGCCATGCCTGTACGCTTCGCCTCATGGTTCAGGAAAGCCATCTCACGATACGCACCAGATGCAGTTCCAGAAACCGCTTGCAAACCTGCCTTGGTTCCCTCAAAGTGAATCCCAGTCGTTGGAATACTCAGAAGAGCCTGCTGACCATACTGAATAGCTGTCATCCAGACACGGTAGACCGCTGTGACCTCGATAACCCTGAGCCACATGGCTTTATGCGCGACCTCTGTCTTTTTCAAGGCGTGTTCATGGGTAGCAAGCTGACTGTCTACTTGCTTAAGCACAGATAGATAATGTTGCATTGCGGCTGTTGCCTGAGTCTGCCCAACTGAGGAACTCGTCCCACCTTTGACAGATGACTCGATTATCGCGATACGATTCCGATATGCCTGCTCTGCAACGAGTCTGGCTCTCTGTGCGTCTGCTCTGTGTGCCTCGATAGAGTTGATTCCAGAAATCTCGATATGCCGCTGACGATTGATGTCCGCCTGCAACAAGGCTTCTCGTTGATGTAGGAATTGAGAAAACTGAGAGAGCCTAGTCTGTTCTGCTGCTTTATCTGCTGCATTCTGTCTTGCATACTCCTGAGCAATAAGCTCCCCCTTCCGCCTGTGAGCTTCTTTTGCAGCCGCAGCGTCCTTGAGGTAATTCCGCATGAGAATCTCTCCCAGACGGGTATGCGCTTCGCCCTGAGAACGCCACTGAGCCATCAGAACCTCACCCTGACGTTTATGCGCCTCTTCCTGAGCTTTCAGTGCAGCCTTCACCGCCTCATTGTCTCTCAGGTACTGTTGCGCAATAATCTCACCTCGTCTGCGATGGATTTCTTTTGCCTCAGCAGCAGACTTCGTATACGCCTGCATGAGGTCTTCCCCTCGGCGTTTATGTGCCTCTCGCAGAGCTGCATTGTCTCTCAGGTATTGCTGATAGATTCTCTCCCCAGTCTGCTTATGCACAAGCTCTGCGTCTTTCAGAGCCTTTGTGTCTGCTGCAAGTTGTACCTGCAAGGCAGTCCGTGACGATGTATCTGCTGCCTGAATCTTGGATACATTCTTGATTGTCTGTCCCAGAGGTTGAGACCCAGCAAGGTACTTCTCTCTCTCCGCCTTGATTGCTTGCAGAGTCTGATGCGTGATTCTCCGTTCCTCTTCTGCCGCCTTAAGCTGTAACGCTTTAATCTGCTGATTAGTCCTTGTGGCTTCATCAATCCGCAACTGGGCAAGTCTGCGAAGTTCTCGTTCTGTAGTCACATTGGAGAACAACGAGGACTTCTGGGTCATCTGTTCTCTCGCCAGAGCATCGAACTTTTTGTTCATGGCTAGGGCATCTGCAAGCATCTTTGCATGGGCAGCCTTCTGAGCCGCAGCTTGCTCCTTGAGTTTCCCTGAAATGTTATCTCCAATCGTGAGCTTAGAGAGCCCAGACAAGGTATGCGACAAGGTACTGAATCCGAGGTTCGCTGCTTGAGCCTCAGTCACTGCCCTAGTCAAGACAGAGATAGAGGCTTTACCAAACTTGTCTACAGACTTGGTAATTTTATCAAGCGGAACCCCTGTATCATTCAGGGTCTTAATCAGGTTCGTGACCTCTGCGATGCCCTTAGCAGTGTCAACGTTGAGTTCAATCTTGTAGGTTTTCAGGGAATCAGCCATTTTAGTTTTCTCCTATCTGGGTTTCTTTGAGTTTCCGAGTTCTTTCGTTCTCTTTCCAGACACCGTAATGTATTAACGCTAGGTCTGTCAAGACTTCCTCTAGGTTAAGTTTGTCCTTCTTCTTTCTGTCTTTGTTTCTGCCCTTACAGAGCATCTGAATCAGGGTTGGGTCTAAGTTATCCGCAGCAGTCTGATAGAGCCTTGCGAGTTTGTACAGCTCAAAAGTCTCTTCCCTGTCTGAATCGAGATAAAAAAACTCGACACCAGATTCCCCAGTGTCGAGTTCATTTTCATTCTCAGCTTCTGCCTCGTCCTCTGGCTCTGCTCCGATACTTAACAGGAATTCCTCCTCGTTCCGTCTGGCTTCTTCAATCTCCAGACTTAGCCTGTCTTCTTTAGCTTTCCTTGCGAGGAATTCCCCAACCCCTATGAGTTTTTTGTTGAGGCATCTGAAAGAAGTTGAAGGTTATACAGAACATTCTGCTGCGCACGGGCAAGGGAGGAACTCCAAGGGTTGCTTAACAGCAAAACGTCTAGGAGGGCATTTAGGCAGTTAGTACCTTCACCCCAGAGTTCCAGATTGTCTACCGCAGTTCGTGTATCAGGGACGACAAGACGAGACAAAGAGGTTTTCCCTGTTTCATCTGTTTCCTGAACCTCAAGGGGGATGTTCTTCAGAGCAACAATCTGGCTCCGCATCAAGTCCCGCAGAGTGTCTTCTTGTTTTGCTCTTGCTGCCCGCAGAGCCAGAGGAGAGTCCACGAAAATCTTTCCTGTCAGGAATCGTTCCTTACCCTTAGCAACTTCATCTGCAAGTTCAGCCCCAGAGAGGTAACTGAAATAACTTTCCAGTCTCTGAACCTCAATTTGAAGTTCCACTGCATCGGTGAAGACTTGGCGTTGGATTTCTGTCATCTGACCACGCAGACGTTCTGCCTCCGCAGTATTATGACGAAGGAAAACCGCAGTCAGGGTTTCGACTTTACCTGAGCAATCAGGTTCAGATTTGATTTTCATCTCTACAGTTGGACTCTGAAGAGCAATAAATAATTGTTTAGCCACGATGTTATCTCCTAGATAAATTTGGGGACAGGCAGGGAACCATCTCTCTACCTGTCTGAGTTCATTACATTAAACCGCAGAGTTCCACATCAAAGTAGAGAAATTACAGTTTTTAAATGTTACCTCTTTCGCTGCTCTTGAACCGACTTCAGTGTTCTTCACGTTCACGCACTGGAGTTTATCAAAAGTCAGATACATCTTTTTACCAGCTACAGTCCCGTAGGTCAAGGCAAAAGCAAAATAACCTTCAAGCATTCCGCCTTCTGTCACGTTTCTGTCTGGCTGCAACACCGCCAGAGTGTCATCCTCGAGAATCGTAATCATAACCTCTGGAGACATGGCTAGTTTTTCAAAACCAGTCTGGCAGGAGTTATGAATCCGCTCCCAAGAGAACCCGAACAGAGCATTTGCAGTCAGTTTGCTGATACAGAAATTCTTCAGGGTTCCAAGGAAAGGAGTTGGTAAATCCTCTGTACCTGAACCAATCGCACCCAAGGTCACACCTGTGTATTTTTTACTTCCGTAGACCTCAAGTTGACACTGGGTGATATTCCGCAGACTCAGGGTGGGCATTACATGGTCTTTCTGAACACCGAAGTCTGGGTCAACCTTGGTGATTTCTTCAGGGAAAACCTCTGGAACAGCTGCCCAGTCTACAGGGATACTTTTCACCGCCCACTTCAGTTTGGTTCGCTTGTCGATTTCCATTTCAAGGTCTGCGACTGCGTGACCATCGAAACCTTTGTAGATTTTCTCCAAGGTTGGGTCGTCAGAGGAAACCGCACTGACAGAGACTGTTGCTTTCGTAGTCGAAGTTACAGAGTTTGTAACAGTGACCAGAGCAGTTGCCCCTGTACCTGCATAGATTACACTTGCCCCTGTAGACCCATAGAGGACTTCTTGAGGAAAGTCTGTAATATCTGGGACACCAGCAGGGACTCCAAGAGTAGGAGCCAGAGTGGTACACCCAGCATTCAGGACTCTATCCGTAAAGTCCGTTCTGATGTCTCGAGAAAACTCACTGCCTGCATATTCCAGAGTATCACTGGAGATTTCCACGTCAAACGTAGGCTCAAAACAAGCAAGAGAATCTGTACCTGTGATAGCAGCAGATGCTGTAGGTACACCCTCAACACTCTGTGCAGAGATGATAATTCCCCTCGCTTTTTTACTATAGGACTTAGCCATTTACCTTCTCCAGAGAAGTTGTGCGTTTAGGTGTTGGAACCAGAGTAGGCTCTGCCTCCATTCCACAGGTTACAGAGGTCACAGTTCCTGCCTTAAGCTTTGCTGCGTTTTCTGTCTGAACCTGCATAAAGGTCTTTGTCTCTCTTACAACCTTAGACCCAGTTGATGTTTCAATTCGTGCCATAGATGTCTCCATGATTTGTTGGTTGAAAAATGAAAGTTTGTTTAGCTTTCTCTAAGCTATGCAAAGAATCTCCAAGGTGTCTCTTTATACCTGAGAACTCTGAACTCTTGGGAAGTCTATCTGCCAGTAATCTACCCACCAGATTCTCCCATTCGAGATACCCTTCTTGCCACCTTTATCCATAAAGGTCGCTGTGTAGTCTGCATCTGGAACGACAGATACAGGAACCCAGTTGTTTACAATGTTGTACAGAGAAGACCAAAAGACTGGAAAGTCCTCAAGGCTACAGGTGTACTGGAGATAGAAGATAAACGCAAGGTCTTGAGAGAGTTTGAGACAGGAGTCTGATGAAGCTCCATCTGACAGGTCGCCTTGGGATTCTATAGAATGATACCCGACCTGAACTCTCCCTTCCTCGTCTTTGTTCGCGACAGAAGGTTCTTTGCCAGAATCCATAGCAGCACGGACTCCCTCGACAACCAGAACATCTACAAGTTCTGCAAGGTTAAACATAAGCTTTACCTATATAGTTAGCTCTCAGGATACTCCAGCCAGTCATGTCTGGTTTAGGGCTATCTGAGATGACAAAAGAGTAGACATAAGTTTCATCTGCACAAGAGCAAAGATTACCCTCGGCAATGTTCCAGAAAGCTTCGTCTGTAGACTTAACCATGAAGTCGAAGTATGCTTCCTCTGTAATCGTTCCTGCGTTATGGGCTTCTACATGAAACATGTCAAAGTTTGGGACAGAGGGAATAGAGAAGGCTGGGAGAGGTTGTCCAAGAGGGTCAGGGTTATCTCGTCTAGGGAAGTTCAGGTAAGTTCCTGCAATCTCAAGGGCAAAGTCTATAGGCTCAACATTTAGCATTATTTTCTCACAGACAGTGTAAGGGATTTGTAAAAGTCATTCTGGAACTTCTCGAAAACTCGAGACTCCTTCAAAAGTGCCTGTAGCTCATGGCTATGGAGTAGCCTGACCAGAGAAGCTCCATAGAGTTTATGAATCGGCTGACGGACACCACCTGACCAAGTAGCTTTCTGACTACGTTCAAAGACTGCCGAGGCAAACCTACCCTTTGACCCTGTGTGCAGAAAACCCTTGTGTCTGTATCTGATTCTCCCCATAACAGTTCTCCATCCATCGGACTTGCGGAGCTTAAACATCGTCACGGTCTGGCTAATCGGTGTAGGGCGAGAAATAAACCCATGTCCGCCCCCCTGACCTCCGCCTCTTGTGACCTTGAGCCTACTGTTCCCAGTCGTCAATCTTATCTGTTTCATAGGGTACTTAGAGAGAGAAACTGCTTCAAACCGATATGTCAGACTCGCACTGGCAAACCTCGCGCCTTTGGTTTCAAACCTGCGGACTGCGAGTTTACTAGGGTCACTGGGATACCAGAAAACCTTTCTGACTGTTTCGGCAATTTCTCTGTCTAAGTCCCCAATTGCTTTTTTCATGGAGTTAGAGAGAGCGACAGACAGGTGATTCTTGAAGGCAGCACCAAAGGCTTCAAAATCTCTATCTGTCGCTCTACTCATGGCTTAGGCTCCTGTAGCCGTTGCACCAGTATGGACTCCGAAGGTGGAGTCAATCTTGGTATGTGCCATCAAAGGTGCAGACTGCAACATGATTTGTGGATTCGCAGGGTCTTCACTCATCCAGTTACGCATGAAGTACTCCATACCCATGTAGTTAGCGTATGCGTCCTCGATGGAGGCAAAGCATTGAAAACCATAACTCGCATCCGGAATACCGATGACTGCATCAGTAGGGACATACAGAGTCTCTACTCCAGCAAGGTTCACATAGGTATCAGCGTAGGTATAGATGGGAATACCTGTTCCATAGACTGTACCTCGGAAAGTTACGCCACCCATTGCCTTGGGATTTGCAACCTGAAAACCAGGTAGGTTGTCCGTAGTTGTGCCGCGCAGAGCTTCCAGATTTACCATAGTGGTAAACTTTGCATCACGTTTCAGATAACGCCAAGCTGCGTTACCCATGACGATTTTCTTAACAGGGGCAGACTTCGGCAGGTTCAACCAAGCCTCAAGGTCATCCCAAGGACTAACGCCTGTATTTGCGTCCAGCCAACGTGCAGTGGTCAACAGGGTTTTCGTGTTCAGGGGGTCTCGACCAAATGAAATCGTCGCATCTGCTGGGTTGATTCCAGAACCTGCCATTGAATAACTGTCATTCAAGAGCAAATCTGTTGCCATGATTTCCAGACTTCTACGGAACCGTTCAACCAACAACGCTGCTTTGTCTACCAAGGTTGCCATGTAGTTTTCAGCAGGATTCAGGGGTTTACTCATTGGCTGACCAGCTCTGCGAGTACGAACATGGTTAGGCAGAATCAACTCTTTATCTTTGATGTACCCAGGTTTGTAGCTTTCTGTTTGATAACCCTTGGAAGTCCGAGCAACACCTGGAATTCTGGCAGATTGGAAAACCGAGATACGTTTATCTGCTTCGATTTTGTCAAAGTAGATTCTGTCCTCGTTCGTGACGTGTTGTGCAGAAAAGTTCAAAGACATGAACGGCTGGAAGTCTAGGTTTCCCTCTTGAAGGATTCCAGTGATTTCTGCGTGGGAGTAAAAATTTAAAGGCATGAGGATTCTCCTTAGAAACCAGCAGTGTTGAAGATAACATCAACTTCAGTGTTGTCGAAACAAGCCTGTTTCTTAGCATCTGTGTCAATAGTTGTAGGGTTTGCAGCGGTAATGATTGCCCAGTTGATTGCCCCATTGTAGACTTTCGCCTCTGTGTAAACTGCAATCAGAGTATCTGTTGCAGAAATAGGCAAACCGAGTTGTTCGATAAAACCTGAACCGTGCATAGGGACAGTCAGACCGATGATATTATCTGCCCCTGAAGTCGCAGGGATGATTTTCTTATCTGCATTTCGTTTCATCGGCGTAAACGCAGGGATAACTGCAATATTGGCTAGAGCCAACATGGTTTTGGTTTCTACGTCTGGACTAGCAAGACTAGTATCTGGCAGAAAAGTGGCTTCTTGCATGATTATTTAACTCCAGTGGCTTTGTGGTATGCAGCTAGTGCATCTGAAACCTTGTCCGCAGATTCTTTATCTTCTGCTGAAAGGGTAACTGTAGATTGCAAGCCAGATGCACCAGAAATTGCTGCACCTGCAAACTTCGCAACATGTTTCATAGTGACCAAGGCAGAGGCAATGGTTGGACTGTCTTCAAGAATCCCTGCAACGGTTTCTGCATCCATACGCAAGGTAGGGGCAGTTGCAAGCAGAGAGGTGAATTCAACTTTCTGGGCTGCAAGTGCAGAGGCAACAACAGCGGCAGAATCTGAAGCGGCAGAGACTTTTGTAGTCAAATCTACAACAGCAGCTTCTAGAGCAGCTTTATCTGCCTCTAGGGACAGGACTTTACTTAAGGCTTCTTCGTGGGTCATAAGACCTCCTTTCAGGGTTGAGTTTGAGTTTAGAGAAATATTCAGGGCTTCATCAAAACCGGATACAATTTTATCTACAAGACCGAGTTTCAGGGCATCACCTGCCATGAACTCAGAGCCTTTCATAGACTTAATCTGGTCTACAGACAAGCCCCTGCTTGCTGAAATGTCATTATTAAATGCTGCATCCATTGTGTCAAGCAAAAGCTGCATTTTCGAGACGGCTTGCTCCGTAAGTGGTGAGTGTGAGTCTCCAAGGGCTTTTTCAGATTTACTTCGCAAGATGGTGTAGGTTTTCCCGTCCGCAGCATCTTTCACAGATGTATCTACATGAACCATCAGGACTCCGATTGAACCGAGAATCGAGGTCTCTGTTGCGTAGGTTTTCTGGCAGGCAGCGAAGATTCCATAAGCCGCAGAACAAGCCATGCCGTCAGCATACGCAATGGTCTCAATGCCTCGGTCTGCAAGTTTACGGATTTTATCTGTCAGGGAGAATAATCCAGACGCTTCCCCTCCAGGAGAGTCAATGTTGAATATAATCTTCGAGAACCCCTGAGCAACGGCGGAATCAATCTGTGCCGCAATGCTTTGATAGGATGTCATCCCGCTGGCAGCAGATGCAGACTTCGAGACAAGGGAGTCAAAGACCTCGATGACTCCTACCTTTGGAAGGTTCTGGGTTCCAGCAGAGACAGCATCACCTCGGTAAGCCACGAGACTACCAGCAGGGAGATGCTCTACAGTCTCGGACTGACCTAGAAAAATCGGTAGTGTTACCTTCTCTGTGATAAGCCTGAGTTTGTCCTCAGTGATGAGCAGACAAGCTCCCTCTAGGCGAGCTAAAAGTCTTAGGTATTTCATTCTGGTTTCTCCGGTTGTTTAGTGGGTTTAGGTTTCGAGGCTGAGGCTGCATCTGCGGGTTTGGCTCCGGTCACCGGTGCTGCTCCCTGAGTATCCTCTGTTGTCTTCATCTTCTCTGGGTTTGTCGTCAGTGTCAAGTCCAGTTTCTGGAACGCTTTTAGCATTGCTATGTGTGCGTCAATGTCCTCGACTCCTCGTTCTGCAAGTTTATCTTCAAAGGTTGCCAGACCAGCGCGGATTTCTTCAACATCAGCCTGAACATCTTTCAGAGGGTCTACCCATTCATTCTTCGGTAAGACAAAGGTATGCTTTGATGCAGGGAAGCTTCCACTGACATAGACCCCACCTAGTTCTTTGAACCTCTGAACCAGAGGCTCCAGAGCCAGATTGATAAACACTTGTTGTTGAACCAGAGACACTGCTTTGCGCATCTCGATAAGCCCTGCACGGATAGAGGAGAAGTTCACACTGGAAAGGTCTCCTGTCAGTTGCTCATACGTCAGTCCAAGGGCAGATGCAATCAGTCGAATCTCTGTCACCAGAAAGGTCACAAGATTATTCCCTATATCTTCGGTCGAGGCGAATTTTATCTTCTCTCCGTTGCGAAAGTAATGGATTCCACCTGGGAGAATCGTCTGAACCTGAGAACTCCGCCCCCTAGACGTTGGCTCTTCTGGGTCAATTTCTGCATCTGTGGTTCCTAGAACGGGTGGCATATCTCCCTCAGTCTCCACAACCCAAGCAACAATCTGAGCCAGTTTCTGTCTCACCAGAGTTGCATCCATGAGTTCATCTATTTCATAGAGAGGAAGTAGGACACTGGCAAGTTTAGGAATACCACGCCACTGACCGGGTCTGTCTCTCTGAAAGATATGCAGAACATCTGCCGCAGGAACCTCAACCCGTTCACAGTTCTGACTGAAAAAATTATTTCCAGGGTATTCTTTCCAGAAATTGTAACTCAGGGGTTTGCCCTCTGAACTAAACTTTATCCCTAGCTTCACATCTATCCCTGACACATAGTTGATGTCAAGTTGTTCAGCTTCCAGAGTCTGGAGTAGCAACGGAACCTTTGACCCTGAGTTTTCCCGAATAATCATCCTAGTGAATATTTCTCCAGATTCAAAGTACCCAGCTGCCCAGAGACTCTGTAGATTATACAGGTTCCCCCAGCCATCTACAGAAGGAGCCTTGATAAATCCATCCCACTCTTTCTGCACAGCTTTGTTGTTGAATTTTACCTTGATTCCTGCGCCTATCCAGTGAGCAATGAGTTTGGCTCTCGCAGTCACTGCAAGGGCGTTGTTTCTGCACAGGTGATGACTACGTTGCCGAAGGAACTCGATTTCTCGAGCTGCCAGAGCATCCGCCGAACCACTGAGCAGACCTTTCTGTTCCATCCGAAAGCCGGTTGTCGCTCCCTCGAAGGCACTGTGTTGTTTTATTCTAGCCATTATATCTTCCTATGTCTGGTGTGACAGACAGATGAGTTTCTGTAGACAACGGTCTCTGCGGTCAGTGTGGCAATCTCATTCTGGAGTCGCTTTCGTTCAGCCAGCAGAAGGGTCTGGTTAATTTCCTGCATTGTGTAATCTCTTCGAGTACTCCCTGTACCTAGAGAAAGTCGAGAAACCCGTTTGTTTTCGAGTAGAGCTGTCCACGCAGTCTCCACCGCCACAAGGTCTGCTTGTAATTGAGCAAGGGATGGCATATTAAATTCCTAGTCCAGATGTTACGGTTTGAGAAGCCACAGAGGGTAATCTGATTTTCAGGATGCTGTCCTCCACTTGTTTCCAGTGCTTCTCCTGATAAGTATGAAGTTTTAACCCGTATGAGGCATGAAGGTCAAGGACTTCACAATCTAAAGCCTCGTTCCTGCGACCTGCAATCAAGGTGAATCGACTTGGGTTTCCCTTCTCTCTCTCGGATAGAACTTGGTCTTCATAATCCTCTCTGATAGATGCGTAGTGATATGCCCTGTCCTTGATACCAGATAGAGGTTGTTTCAGACTCTTATCCCTGAAATCTTTGACTGTCAGGGCAAGCTTACGAAGCACCTCTTTCTTAGACTTCTGAACCCCAATGACATACAGGTTGACGTTCATGGTCTCATAGAGTTTCTTGCGTTCACCTCGTCCAGTATCTGCTTCTGGGTCACTAGGCATAGTGAAGATTTCCCTAGCAGTTACGCCCGCAGAGTTATCCCCTTTGGTGGCAAATGTATAGGGCTTCAGCTTGCTGATTTTCTTCACCCAGTTGTAGACGACACTTGTCCAGTTCCCTGTGTCTATAGACATTGCGGAGATTTGCATAAGAATCGGTTTCTCAGGTGTGTGGAACGCATGAGGGATTCTCGACATGTAGAGTTCCTCAAGGTCTGTCCAGACTCCATCCGCAGGGTCAGGCGGATTACCGAATATTTCCCCCCACCAGACTTTCCAGACAAGTCCATTCCGTCCCCTAGCATTGATGACTACAGCCAGTCGATTTAGCTGAACGTCTACCCCCATTGTCAGGACAAGACCACCCGCAGGGACTGTCATTTCTGCATAGTTTAGCCTGCACTGAATCAGTGTCTTGACATCCATACTAGAGTCCTTCGGTGCGTAGCTCAGACCCATAGAGTTATTTGTAAAGGTTTTCAGCTTTGCGTCTTTGCCTTTGGCTTGCTCAACCTCGGCTTCAAGTTTTTTACTCATTAGAGAGACCATAGAAGCTCCAGCTCCAAAGGTACTCATTAGACTATTAAACGCAAAACCCACAAAGTGAGACTGGGCGGTTTCCAGCCAACCCTCGTCATGGTACTTCGTAGACTCGAGAAGATTCTCGTTTTTCTGTTCCTCTGTCCAGCGGCTCTGGCAGTGAGGACACTCGTAGTACGCTGTCTCAGGGTCATAGATTCCAAAAGTCTTGCTCACTCTCTTGTCAAGGTAAACATCTGCTTTCAGATGGTCGAAACCAAAAACGTGAAACCCCTTGCAGTCGTGGCATCTGCACATGAAAACAAATTTATTCGAGAGTTCATACGCATCATCTACGTTGGAAAATCCTTCCTCGACTGGAGTCCCTCCGTAGATTAGCAACGAGTTAGTGAAGGTCTTACAGCGTTCCAGAAAAATGTCCAGAGACCCGCCCTGACCTTTCAAGTCCCTAGAGAACCTATCTGGTTCCTCTGCAATTAGAAACGCCGCAGATGAACTCGTCAGACCATTTACACTACCTGCGGAGCTGAATTTAAGCCAGCCACCTGGATATTTGAAAAAGTCAAACCTAGACTTACTGGGGTCTCCAATCAGAGCCGTTAACGTCTGGGAGTTCTTAACCGCAGGTCGCCACTTTTCTTCAGAGTAACTTTTCGCTAGGCTCTCACAGGGAAAAGCAATGATGATATTCTGTGGGTCATTGACAATCTTGTTCTCGATAAAGAAGTTCACTATCTGTGTCCAGCCAATCTGTGCAGACTTCTTTGCAATGATTACCCTAGTCTTTGGGTCATCTGCATATTTAAGAAAACCCTTGAAGCAGGGAGTTCGGTCACAGGAGACTCTTCCAGGATTTGCCGTTACCTCAGATGACAAGATGATATTCTTCTCTGCGTATTCACGGGTGGACAGCCGTTCTGTGGCAAACATTAGACTGAACAGTCTCCCAAGGAACCCTTCCTCTGTGACGAACTTAAGACCATCTTGGCTGTCAGCCTCTGGTTTCTCTATCATTTCATTCATCTTTCTCTCCTAGGTCTATCTCCTTGTTCATCTCCCGCTCTACAAAATTCTCTATAGCCTGAGAACTTCGCTGAATCATAGCCCTACCTAGCTCATTCCAGTGAGTCAGGAGATTGTCCACATCCTCTGTTGTCTCTGGAAACTTCCTCGCTATCATGTTTAACTGTCCGCGCATCAGGGTAAAGTACCCCTCAAAGGTAATCGCAAGGTCTGTAGTGTCTACGAGTTCTCCACGTTTGACTCGCAGATTAAGCCACTCGGCTTCTGTCCTTGCTCTGTCGAGTTGTATCTTTTGCAACAGACTTGCCTCTGCAACATTATTTGCTTTTCTCGTGGCGCGGTTCTCCAGATAGTCTACATACCAGATGATGTTCTCTCGGTAAGAGGCTGCGGACTCAGGCGGAAGTTTTCCCGATTGTTTCATCTGGTAAATCAGGGAAACGTTCTTCGGTCTCTTCCACATCAGTCCAGAGAGAACTGCGGCTGATGCGGGTTCCTCTAGGTTGATTGCCTGACCTTTGTTAACAGAGCCGTGTGAAACCTGTATCTCGTCTTTAGTCATAATTTTCTCCTTGTTATGTAGGCGGTTCTTTTTTAATATGTACCTTTATTTTAACCAATCTTCAAGGAGGTATTATGGCGGAGCTTTATCGTTTCACCAATGGTCTTCAGAGTATCGGGTTTTCCCCTCATCTGTTATCTGAAACATGGGGTGGACTCGTCTACACTGCATCTTCTATCTCTAGGTCTGCGCTTACACTTTCTGGGAACCTTGTTAAGAGTCAGGTCACCTTCACCATGCCTAGTACAAATGCTTTTGGCAGACGCAGAGTCTTTGACCTTCCAGGTGAAGGCTGGGGAGTGGAGATTTTCGAGGACAAGGTTCTCCTCTGGACAGGTCGGGTAATCAATGCAACTCTGTCAGGGACGAAGATAACGATAACTACGGATAGTACAGAGAGGACAGACTCGAGAAACCCGACAGGGGCTAGGTTCACGTTACACTGCTGGAAGACTCTGTATTCTCCAACCTGCGGTGCAGATAAGAACCTGAGAAAAGTCACCTTACCTGTCACGGTGTCTGGGAAGTTCCTGACTCTGGTGAATCCAGTCGTTCCTAATCTCTACGCTGGAGGTCTGGTGGAGAAACTCGGAGAGAGCAGAAAAGTTGTCCGTAACACAGACCTTGTTCTCGAGCTCTCCTCAGCATTTTCTACAGATGCAGCGGTAGCTGGAAATGCAGACCTCTTCCCTGGGTGTAACCTAACAAGCACTGCTTGCCTAGGGTTCGCTAATATTCTTAACTTCGGGGGGTTTGAACATATCCCTCTGACAAATCCAATGGAAAGGACAGGTTTACTATGAACTGGTCAAAACAAACGAAAGGCTGGCAGGGGATTGCGAATGGTCTCTGGATTTTTCGCATCTTCAACCAGAAACCCAAAGAGGACAACACTGTTCCTGAACCTATGACAGCCCCAACTGTAGAAGAAGGGGTTAACATTCCGGTTCTCTTTGGCTCCCGAATGATAAAGACCCCTCTGATTGCTTGGTGGGGAGATGTCCAGATTGTCAAAGTCGATGCACCCGCAGGTGGAGGTAAGAAAGGATGAATATAACCCTTGAGAACCTACAGGATGCAGTTTACGCTAATGACCTGAGAATCACCATTTCAGATGCGAGAGAATACTTCGGGGGTTGTATCCCTGGGTGGCAAGCCTTCGCTGCAACACATAACTTTGACTGGAAGGAGACCATACGACACGGAGTCCTAGCGAGTAAGCTCCTAGAGACTAAGGATGTCATGGCTCTGAATCTTATAACTTTTGTCTACCTCAGAGAGGAGGTCTTATGAGCGCAGGT